CGCAAGTCCAGAAGCAGTACGACAGAGCGAGTAAGGCCATAGATAAGCTTGAAGAGCTTATCCATGGTATGCGTGCGTTGTATCTCCAGCACACAGACAAGGACGTTCGGGAGGGAGAGAGTGGTATCTAAACTCAGGATGCTCGACAATGCAATCAAGCGTGAGCGCATCGAGAAGCTCATGCCCAAGTTAGTTGACATGCTGCACAAGCACCCCGATGCACACAACGTGCGCTTCGACACACGCAATGGCTCTGTTGCCTTCAAGTACCGTGGTCGCAAGGTGCAGTACTTCGTTGGCGCACAGAAGCTGATCGTACGCAACGCTCAGTGTACAACTGTACACGAAGAGTTCGACGCAGCGTGCTTCGTAGTTGAGTTGAAGCTCAACGATCCCAAGCGCAGCTTTCAGATCAAGGAGGACGAGGATGGTCAACTCAGTGACCCGCGCACGTGATGTACGCTTCCTCATCAACCGCGATGGCATGGAGAAGGGACTGCTGAAGGCTGTCGAACGCATCGCAGAGGACAACGAAATGCTGCGTCAGGAGATGGAGGAGGTGGTCAAGACAGTCAACAAGATGGCTGACATCGTTGCCAACATCGCCACAGTAGGTGAGCGGCTGAGGAATGACTTGGTAGAGATCAAGCGCAAGTTCACACGTGACAGGGATGAACTGCAATGAAGATCACAGTCACAACCGACAAGACACTGCCGTGGGTTGACTACTCCACACTCAGCGCAGTCAACACATGCCCACGTTGGGGCATCATCCACAGCTACTACGGCAAGCGTCTGCCTAGCGGCGTTGACCGCGTGCTGCCACTTGAAGCAGGCCGTGCGATGCACGATGTGTTCGCTTGCTGTCGCTTCTTCGACCTGATGAACCACATCAAGAAGCAGGAGCAGCAGTGGACTGCGCTAGATCAAGCAGTACAGCAGCACGCTCACAAGATCTTCGACAATCAGATCATGCCTGACCGCTGGCACATGGCGCTTGAGTACTACAACGGGAGTGAAGACGATGAGACTAGATGTATGCAGATGTGTCTCAGTCTCCTTGAGACTAGCGGTTATCACGACGATCCTAGAGACACACGTCGTACGCAGGCGAACCTTGAAAGCGCTGCTATCAGTTACGTCCAGCGTTATCCACTTGGCCGCTTCATACCTATACACGACCCTCTAGGTGGCTACATCGGCATCGAGTGTCCATTCGATGTCACTATCGACGATGACGTGCTACCACCAATCCGTTTCATCGGCCGCGTAGATGCTGTGTGCATCGACACCATGCGCAAGTCTGACCTGACGCCTGAGGTGCATGAGAACAAAACAGGCAGCCGCATCGACACGGTGTGGTCTAGTAGCTTCGATACCAGTCATCAAGTCACCGGCTATTGCGTGGCTATGTCAACGTTGTTGCAGATGCAGGTACGCAACGTGGTGATGTGGGGCCTGCAGATACCCATCCCTAAGTCATCTGCTTACACCGATGGTGTAATGCGCTATCCCACCAGCCGCGACGACGGACAGATATGGGAGTGGCTCAAGTGGCTAAGTCACACTCGCATCCTGCTTGAGATGTACAAAGGTGATCCTATCAACGCACCCATGTACACACACTCATGTAACCGCTACTTCCGTGCATGCAGCTTCATCCCTCTGTGCACTGAGACTGAGGAACGCCGCAAGCACATCTACGAGAAGGAGATGGTCAGCGAGCGCTACTCACCGCTTGAAGCAGACGTTGCTAACTGAGGAGGCTTGAATGGCCTACACGATTGAGAAGCCAACCGACACACCGACACGCATGTCTATGATCCTGTGGGGTGATGCTGGTGTTGGCAAGACTACACTCGCAGCTACAGCACCAGGGCGCAAGCTGTTCTTGATGCTTGACCCTGACGGTGACATGTCGATCCGTACCATGTCTGAGTGGGAGCGTGTCAACTTGAGTGGCCTCAATCCACTCACGCTCGCTAGCGAGGGCATGAAGGCTGAGCCATTTGGCATAGCTGAGCTGATGTTAGGCTTCGACACGTTGATAGTAGACAGCCTCACCAAGTTCTCTGAGTATGCACTGGCCTACTCAATCAGCTACCACGCGGCACAGAAGTCCACCCTCATGTCCCCTGGCCTCAATGGCTATGGTGGTCGCAACATCTGTGTGGCTAATCTCGTTAGCAACCTACTACGCATCACTGCCAAGATGAACAAGCACATCATCTTCACCACGCACGAACGCGCGGACACCAACGACAGTGGCAACATCGTCAGCGTCAGCATGATGTTAGGAGGCCAGCTACCCAACATGAGTAGCAAGGACATCTCTGAAGTGTGGAACATGCACGATGACAAGGGCAAGCGCATGATCTACATCAGACCTGACCGCTTACGTGCACCAGTCAAGTCGCGCATGTTCGACGTGACAGGCGACACCAACTTCGAGTGGAAGTACAACTCCAACACTGGCAAAGGTCCAACCATTGCTGAGTGGTGGGAGCGATACACACGTGGTAGCTATGCTAAGTTGCCGCTACCAAAGTAGACCCACTACATCTAGTGCGTGGGCCGACTTGTCAACAACTAGCTGTCGCGGCTTGCTAGTGCTGACAACGTGTGCATACTACTCAAGCCGCAACCTAGCAACGGAGGCCCAGCATGGGTCTATTAACATTTAGTTCTAACATCGCGGACCAGGAGGCACCTCCACAACTGCCCCCTGGTGAATACAAGTGCATCTGCACTGCTGCACAAGACAAGACGGCAGTGTCGTCAGGCAATCCAATGCTGACGCTCACTGTGCAGATACCACGTGCAGAGTTCCCTGCTGACTTCGACCCTGGTGAAGGTGTCGAGGAGCAGACGTTCACTGTCAACGTGGTTGCACGTGACATACCTGCTGACCGCTGGCGCATGAAGAACACCTGTAAGGCGTTCGGTGTGCCAATGGCTAACACCATCGACCCCAACGAGTTCGTGGGTCGTGAGGCAAGAGCGCGCGTCCGTACGGGGAGTGACCTAGAGAAAAATCCCCGCGCAGAGGTTGGCTCTTTCCTTCCACTGTAGTAGTGTACGGTTGTACACTGAAGCTAGGTAGCATCCCGCTACCTAGCTACTTCCTTCTTGATAGAGGACGGCAACCAAATGGCAACATCGCCATCGACTAGTTCCACTCGCGCAACTGCCAGTGGAAGGAAGCCTGTTACACGTGCAGCGCAGAAGCGCACGTTTCATTTCTTCATCAAGATCACTGACGATGCAGGCAACGCCATCCCTGGCGCACATCTGCACGTCGAGCGCATCATCTCTGACGCTCGCAAGGTGATCGAGTTCATGGACACGCCTGAGTACCCGAACCTGGGCCTTGTGCGTGTGAAGCATGAAGTCGTCAGCACCCGCAAGGGTGAGACAGACGGACCTACGCAAGTCGGTTAACTCTCCTGTTTACGACTTGCGCTAGCAGCGCCGCGCACACGAGGCCCCCTTGAGTGCGCGGCGTTTGTTCCTTTGCATCGAGGAGGTTAGCATGGAGCTAGACAAGGAGCAGCGCGCGGCAGTTGACAGTTGCGTTGACATGAGCAAGCGTCTTGTCGCTGTAACTGGTGAAGCAGGCACAGGCAAGACGACGATCATCAAGCAAGCGTGTGATGAGCTGACGCAGCGAGAGGTAGCCTTCGCGCTGGCAGCACCTACTGGCAAGGCAGCACGTCGCATCCGTGAAGCAACTGGCTACCATGCAGTCACCATTCACAAGTTGCTCGAGTTCAACAGACCTGACATTGACGATGAGACAGGTGACCCTACCAGCGTGAGCAGGCCAGCACGCACGCGCAGCAACCCACTCGACTACGACGTAGTGATAGTTGACGAATATGCGATGGTGCCTACTGGCTTGCACCGTGACTTGGTTGAAGGTCTAGGCGGTGGCAACCTGCGTACCTTCGGTGACATACGCCAGCTGCCACCCATTGAGAACGCAGAGCTAGCTGACCCCACCAGCCCC